CTGGTGAGGTTAATGCTGATAATGCTGATACTTTTTTTGTTGCCATTATTTACTCCGTAATTATGTATGTAGGTGTTCCCGAAACAGAGGACTCTGTGACTAGATAATCAGTTCCATTCTCAAGTTCTATTTCATAAGCAGAGGATTCGGCAGGGTCGAACTCTCTTAACCATTGCCTTCTATTATTAAGATGAGTTAGAAGTTTCTTTTTCTTCCAATACATTCTAGCCACTAGAGTCTGAACCTCATCTTCCGCCTGCCGATTCTTTGTCTATCTGCTAAAGACCTAATCTCTTCTTTGATCTCTTTAATAAGTGGAGAATATTTCCTAATAACCTGTGGACTTCTTTTCTTAGAAATACCACCGCCAGGCGTACCCTCATAAGAGCCACCTTTGACTCTACTTTGAGAATCTCTTGGAGTCTTTGTAGATTTGCTTTTAAATTCATAAGTTGCCTTTTCTAATTTTCTTTTTTCATTGTTTGATTTAAGTTCGCTACCCTTATAGGTAGGTGCTTTACCTTCTGATTCAACTTCTTCAAGTTCTTCGCTTGATTCCATAAGAGTGTCAAGCATTTCCATAATCGAATCTAATTCGCTTTCTGGTTCTGGCTCGTCAGAGAATTTAAGTGCGTTCTCTTCAAGAAACTCATCTATTGATGGAGAATCATCACTCTCCTCATCATAGTATTGGCTATAGGTTTCTCTAAGCATCCTTGACCAGATTTCTATAATCTTGGCTTTGAAGCGATCTATCTCCAAGAGGCTTGCTGTATTTGATTCGGTTGTGTCTTTAAATATGTCCACTAAATTTATTCCTATAATTGCCTTTCTTGTCTGTTTCACTAAGTCGCTTCTTTTCACGCATAGTCCATTGTGTATCTGTATTCCCAAAATGAGGTTTAACTCTGTTCACCGAAAAAACAAATGTGGCCTTTTCGCCACATTCAATACACTCTTTAGGTTCTTTTCTGTCCTTGATGGAACACATCTGATCGAAGGCGTGTCCGTTCTTACACTTATAGTCATAGATAGGCATGGTGTGATCCTAATTGGTTGGGATAACCCCCTCGTTAGAAGGGGTTGGTATTGTTATTTCACTTCAATCTTCTTTGACTTCTTTTCTTCTGGTAGGTTTAATTCCATATCTACCACAAGAACTCCATCTTTGAAACTTGCATTGAATACTTTTAGATAATCTATTAATGCCCATTGTCTTGTAAAGGCTCTTTGTGCTATACCTTTATATACAAAGCTATTAGTATTCTCTGTGTCATCAGCAGAATTTCCAGTAACAGTTAGAGTGTTGTCTTTTACTTCAACATCTAAATCTGTCTTTGCAAATCCAGCTAGTGCCATTTCTAACTGATACTTATTGTCATCAACTTTCTTGATGTTATAAGGTGGGTATTTAGGTATCTCGAATTGAGATAAAGATGATAGTTGGTCAAATACATTATCAAAACCTACTGTCAAATTTCTAAATGGGTCAAAAGTTGTTAAATTATTCATATTTCTCTCCTTTATTAAGCGAGTTATTAAAATGAGATGCTCATTGAGCCATCTCGGTTTGTGAAACCCCCCAGTTAAGGGGGGTTAGGGGGTTACTATTAAGTACCTGGTACTACAAACGCAACACCAGCATCATTACGAAGTTCTGCAACTCCATAAATAGTATCTGAAGTGAACAAGTCACCAAGATATTCTTGCTTGTACTGTGTTTGGCTACGCACACCAACTTGCTCTGCTAGAACTAGAGCATCTTTGTGTAGTAGGCATCCAACTCTATCAGTTGCTGTATCAGCAGTTGTAGTAGTTGGGCAGTTAGTAGAAACCAATACATCTATACCATAGATTTGTCCAATCTTGCCTGTCTTAATTGCATCGCCAGAACCGATATATGCTTGTTCTGTGAAGCGATTAAGTCCTAACAAATCGCTAGCAACGATTGGTGGAATAATCAAAGAACGATTATCCATCGGTACATTTGCATTATCTAGTTTCAATATCAATGCCCTAAGACCTGCATCAGTTATGTCTGCTGCATTACTGGAGTTACCAGTATAAGCAGTAGTACCAGTTGAACCGATATAGGCTGTTTCCCAAGCAGCTGCATCAGAGCCACCTACTGTTCCGCTTTGTAAGCCTTCCCATAAGGTAACTAAATCATCATCTACTTGTGTGGCTAAAGCATAGCCAGCATCGTCAGTATAAAACTTCCTCATGCTTGCGAGTGCTTGTACCTCTGCGATATCCTCAATTAATTTTGAGTATTCGTAGTGTTTATCAATGGATACATTTATGACACTATTTGTAGCTGCCGATAATGTAACCTGTGTGTTTGCTGCTTTAGCACTAGCTGAACCTCTCGCTGGTACAGGAATGTGAATAGTATCACCTTTCTTACCTTTGTGAGATAGCTTAGTTACTACATTAGCAACCACTAAGTTCGCCTTGTATGCGCCAATAACTTCATCCGACCAAAGTTCAGGAATGAAGTTGCCAGCGATAGTAGTCGTTACTTGGTTTGAACCTAAAGCCATTTAACTTTCTCCTATTATTGTATGATTACTTAACCCTTCCCTCTACATAAGCCGAATGAATTTCATCAGACAAGGCTGCGTATCGGTTAGGGTCGCTTACCTGTAGGTTGATTAAATCTGCCCTACGGTAAATCTTCTTGCCACCTATGGAATCACCACTTGAACGGGTTTCAGAACTGGTTTTCTTCAAAGCATCTTGGCGTTTTTTAGATTCTTCCTTCTTTACCTCTTGAGTCTTATCAATCATGTTTAACTTGTCGTACATATCGAATAACTCAATGGCATAGTCGGGTCTATAGTCAGAGTCCGCTTTGCGAAACATCTCGGTTCTTATTTCAGATGAACCTACCCAATCTTGAAACTCTTTAGTGGCTACTCTATCTTGCCAATCTGGGTATGCGTTTTCTAAAACAGAAAGTTGATGCTGTTGCTGAACTTGTTGTCGTTCTTTTCTAGCATTGACTACTTCGGGATGGTTTTCTATAGCAGAGTTGACAGCCTGTGCTGGGTCTGAATAGAATTGATCCTCAAAAGAAGTCTTTTCTTCTGGTGGGGTGGTAGTTTGCGTAGCATTTTGTGCTTCGATTAAACTTTGGACTAACTTTCGTTGTTCGCCAAGTTCTTGTCCTTGTTTGCCTATTAAAGACTCTGAATTTTGATGCATACTTATTACATCTTCCAAAGTCTTGCCAGCATACTTGTCGGGAGCCTTGTATTCCTCTTTAACAGGTTCGGTTGCTTCTGTGGTTTCCTCGATTGAGGCTTCAACTACTTCTGTTTCTGGTACTACATTTTCCTGAGTTTCTGTTGCCTGGTTTTTTTCAACGCCCAAAGCAGCGTCATCTACAACTATCGTCATAATGGTCATCCTCGCCCCATTAAGGGGTTGTGAAGTTAAAGTGTGATTAGAGTCTTAGTAAAGAGCCTAGAAAGGTCTTACTAAGATTGCTCTATCGTGAATTTTGTTGCATCTTCAAGACTTAAAATAAATCTTATAATGTGCAACTGACCCTTTGCATGGAAAAGGTCATCTTGATTGTTCATCGTGTCTAAATTAACAACACTCTGTTCAATCTTTTTCAAGTCCTCAATGAGATCGAGCCATCCTTCTGACTCCATCATTAACAACCTGTCTTTTAAAAACTGTTCATCTTCTTTTGACATAGATGGTTTTCAGTCTATTGAAAGTTTCCGTTAATTACTGCCTTAGTTCCAGCTTCTCTTGCCTTCGCTAAGTTTAAAATTGTTTCTGATTTAAGATGTTCAACCTCTGGAATATTACGCATGGTTTCACTACGCTTATTCTCAATATCGGCTGCTATCTTCTCTAAATTGATTTGGTCTTTTTGAAGTTTGAGTATCTTCTCTTGGAAGTCAATTTCATTAGGTTGATTAGTCATTGCCTCTGACTGCCACTTCATTGCTTTGGCTTGTTCCTCATTGGCCTCTGCTAGAGTTTTCTGAATATCGGCTTGTGATTGTTGCATTTCTAACTCGATAGCCATTTGTTGCATTTGCATTTGTTGTTCGTCAGGCTCATTGCCCTGCATAAGAGCATTTACAATCTGATCTCTATTATGAATGGATGAGTTCTGGAACATAGCCAGTAGAATGACATTGAAAGCAGGTGAGTCTTTAGGGATCGCTTGTAACATTTGCACCATTTGAGTCATTTCTAACTCTTTAGCCATGATTCCCATAGTTGAGTAAGGTACAAACTTGTAATCTACAACAGGGTATCTGTCTACATCAAATTGTATTTTTCGCCATAAACTCTTATTTATAAGGGGGATTAAGAATGTGTTCTGAAAGTTCATTAAAGTGCGTTTCTGTCGTTTAATAGCAGCACTTTGTAGCATCGACATACCAGAAGCGGTATCATTACTTGCCCCAGTATCAGTAGAGCCTGTTCCCATCTGAATCATGTTCTGGAGGGAGGCAACTTGGTTGAATGTGGATGGGTCTGTTGTTCCCATATCCATTGGCATGATAGCCTCTCTAGGGGAGCCATTTGTTAGTACGGTTTTGCCAGGTCTAACCTCGAATTTTATCCCTCTTGGTAGTCTGGTAGCATCAGCAGCCATCATTGGCGTGGTCGTGAGTGCTAGAGAGTCAATTCTCGCCCTCATTTCAGCATCAAGTGCCTTTTGAGGGTTATATCCCTTCTCACAAACACCTCTACCCCAGAATTTGTTGGGAACTATGTCATGTTGATAGGAAATAAAGGGTCTATCAATCATCATAAAGGCATTTTCCTCGACTCTAAGGATATATTCGTCATTACATATCGTAACAACCGCCTCTACTAGCTCATCTTTCTTGGAATACTCGAAATCATCCTTATCAGCCTTCGCTTTTAGGAATCTTTTAGGTACTTTGCCCCAATATTCGGTGATTTTTACTGAATCTGACTCATCTGCTTGCTTAGTTTCGGGGTCATAGCCAAGTCTAACTGTGTCATAACTCCCAGTAAGGGGTACATCACGATAAATCCCACTCTGAATACCCTCAACAACATGGTATCTAGGCTTGATTACCTCATGTGCCACTCCTAAAGCCTCGTTTATTGAGTTAGCAGAGGGGTCGATAAGGAACTCTTTGGGTGATATAGGCTCAAGGCGAATATCTATGGAAGGGTATTCGACTAATTGCCGAGTGGTAGTTAGAGTTCCAGCGACAGGAACTTCTGAGGGGGAGCGTTGGATGGATTGATCCACGACTATCTTACCTATACCCGTTCCATAGATTGCCCCATTAAGAAAGACTTCACAAACAGCATCTTTGACACCAGTTGATTCCAAATCTTCCTGTAACAAGTTTCGCACATACTCAGCATCGCTTGGGTCTTGGTCTAGCATATCATCTTGAATGTCAAACCACTTTCCTCTGCCAAATGTTGCCTCTTCCAGCTCTGCGACTGAAGATTCAACCGCTTGCTGTAGAGCAGGTGCTATAAGTCTTGATTTCTCACTATCTCTGGTCCTATCACTAGCTTGCCATATACCTCTCCAAAGACGATAGTATTCATCCCATTGGGGAATGTAGTTTATATCTCTGTGGGTTCTCCAACTATCAAGGCGATAGGTAAGCCAACTGGCGAGTGCCATGTACTTAGTTTCTTTATCCATATTTTAATATTCTGGGTGCATAATGGTATTATTGTGGGGGGATAAAACTATATAAGAATTCTCCTAATATTATACCCTAAAATAAGGGTTTTAAGTAGTTATATCGATTCTGAGGGGTTTTAAGGGGTATTACAGAGGACTACTTATAAAAGTAGTAGGGTAGTAAGGGTAGAGAATAATAATCGCTTTAATCGACTTAAATCAATGAATACTTTCATTTTTTCTCTCTATACTGATATACCCATCAATAAGCATTTTACAAATAGTAAAGTCCACCATATCCATATTACTTAATGCTCCAGGTTCAAACTCTTCTATTAAATTAGCAATTACATGACAGGCCAAAGCATATCTTACTGCGAAGGTATCTTCATCTTCAGAATAGTCTACAATCTCTTCAAGTTCATCTTCACTTAAATTATCGAAATCTAAATTAGTACCCTGAAATTGCATCCATTGGCCTCCAATCATCTTCTAATTCTATTGAGTGTGCAAAATCAGCAACACTACATTGGTCTATATACGAAAGACTATCGAGCAAATCATCATGTGCTAGTCTATTTGGAAAATCCAGTAGTTGTCCAATAAACACTTTCCAATCTCTATCTGGATTAAAGGAAATCTGACCATGCTCCATTCTTCCTTGTAATGCCCATGTGATCCTATCGTTTTT